CCGCAATGGGGACAACGCCTAACCTCGGGCTCTGGGTTAAACCAGATTTGAGGAAGGGGCCGACTCGTATGGGTCGGTGGCCCGGTTCACACCGGACAACGTATCTTGTCAGTCTTACCCAGCTGGTCCCTTAAATACCAAACTAATTAAATTAATATGATATCTAAAATACATCAGCAGAGCATGTCAATTATACAATCTATTCGGGGTCTCCCCCTTGTAGATTCTATAGGAGTCACTGCTCAGCTTAGCATCTTCTCTGTGCTTCACGGCCTCCCCAGACAACCACTGCTCCAGTATCTTACGAAACTGAATGTGATTGCTAGAGAGAGGGGTATCACAGGAGCCATCAAGTGGAACAAAACCGTTAGGAATTGTTTTACGAGATGACTTGTCGGTGACCCCCTAGTAAGTGCTGATGGTGTTAAGATGTCCAAAAGAATTAAAGGAATACCTAAGATTCTGGAGGATTTCTGGATTGAGGATCGAAAAGATCCGAGAGTAAGGAACATCCTAACACTGCTCAACATTACTAGGGCCATTCCCGGTGGGAAAGATCTAGGGCTTCAGTCAATTACTGGTGAATACACTGGTAGTTGAACTGAATCCGACTGAGACCCAAAAGTATTTGAAGGTTTCAGGCGGAGAGTCATCAATGTAAGAAAGGGGTACAAGCCCCCAGTTGATGAACGCAACCCATGGATCCTAACCACAAAGAATGGACCGTCAGGACACTCACTCACGACCTGCTACGAGGAGCTAAAACTCCTTGATAGGGGTCTTGAGGATGCCATAGCCGTTATTCTTGGAGAAAGTACCATAGATAAGATCCGAAGGATTCGCTCAATCCTCTTCTCAGAAGAAGAAGGGCATCTTGAAGAGGTAACCGCGCTGTTCAAACTAGTAAAGGTCTCACGACCCAAACTAGCCAAGATTTCAACTATCCCTGACAGGGAAGGGAAATCAAGGAACATCGCTATGGGTAGTTATTGGGTGCAAGTAGCACTTAATCCTATCCATAACTGGGCCATGCGTGCACTCAAGGGAATTCCCGAAGACTGTACGTATGACCAGGGGAAATCTATAAAAGTCCTTGTAAAAGAACCTGGTCACAGTTATTGATCTATTGATCTAACGGCTGCGACTGATAGATTTCCGGTTCGGTTCCAAATCCAGATGCTTTCTTCTCTCTTCGGTGAAGCTTATGGCAAGGCTTGAGGGACACTTGTGTCCCCCGAGTTTACACATAAGAGCGGGATAGT